TGGGAATATACCTAAACGTGTCATCATTGGAACTAATTGATAGTTTAAAACACCTTCTATAAAGAACTCATCATTATAAGCAACGTTTTTTAAAACACGTTCTTGAACTTCTGCACTACCTACATATGCTTTTTCATCTAGTGTTCCTGTTTGACCTAATATAAGTTTGCTAATTTCAGAATTACAACGCTGTATCATCATATCAAACACTTGAAAAGCATCTGAGCGATTAGATTCTACTAACTCAATTAAATCATCTGTATCAAACACACCATAAGAAGCAACACCCATGTTTCTAAGCATAGTTTCCATATTAGCACGTGTTCCTTCATCTCTAGTATTAGTTTTACCTATTCTAATAGGACTACCAAATATTTCTACAAATTCACTCCATGCTCCTAATGCGTTTTTCTTCCAAATAACTAATGGAGCTGCTTTTAAATATAACCCTAAATCTCTATCCTTACCAACTCCAATACACCAATTATTATAAGGTGGATCTAAATAAGGATAACCAGATAAATCTGCATAAGTATTAGTTACTATATGAAATTCGGGCTTAACGTATTCTCTAGGTACTAATTCAACTGATTTAAAAGCATTATCTATAACGCTATCAAATTGAATTAATGAATGTCCGTAATAAATAGCATCTAATGAATAATCTATAAAATCTCTAAACCATTTCTGTTTAATAATATATTCCAACTCTTCGTTTTCTTCACCGTTTAATTTTACATCAAAGTCTTTAGATAGTGTTAAGTTTTTACGTTGGTTTACTGCTGCTGTTAAATGAGCATCTAATTCAATGTTCTTATAAACTTTGTACAATTCCGATCGCTGTGGAGCTGTTAAACTTTCAGCTCTTGTAACTGCTAGTTTGTAAGTTTCAATATTAGTAAAACCCCTATACAATTGAGTAGGAGTGGTAATACGTTTTCTAATGTCTGCCGTTTTAGGCATATTAACAGAAACGTCCTGTACTTTATTAAAACCTATGTTATATCCAAATAATTTCATTATAATTCTTGTATAGTTTCAATTTTACAATTAGTACAAAAAGCAACTACTAATTTTAAATCACTCCAAGCAAATGAAGTGCCTATTTTATGTTTGTGAATTAATCCACATTTTTTACATTTAGATTCCATTACCAAAGTTGATTTGATGATTTAATAGTGTTACCATCTGAGTTACCCCATCTAATAGAAACACCTTGTTGCGGTAATATTTGAGGTAAATCCGCTGTTATATCTCCACTAGCTACACGTTTAAGCCATGCAATAGCACCACCATTTTGAGTAGCATTATTACCATCGTAACGCTCTTTACGTAAATCTGGAATGTTTCTAGGATTAATACGTGAGTGTAAATGATACAAAGTAATATCTAGTAAATACATTACTATTTGTTGGTTTCTGTTATCTCCTTCAGTCCATTTAGTAGTATCGTCGGGATAAGTAGCTGTTAATGTATAAGCACTACCAACGCTCCAAAAACCAGTTTCAGTTGGTAAAATTCCTTTACAATTTAACAAACAAGTATATTCAATATTGTTATAATAAACTTTATCTCCTACAACGTATGAAGTAGTATTTACATATTCATCTTCTGGTAATGTAACGTAAAATAGTGATTTATCAGCAGCTTTTAAAGTCCATTCAGCAGCATTAAAAGCGTGTGCAGTACTACCAGCAATTGACTTATAAATATTACCATTATAAACAACATATTGTCCAGTAGTGTAAATGGTAGAAGCACTAAAAGTACTTGCGGTCCATTCAACTAATTGTTTACCGTTATAAGTAGCAGTAATATCAAATACTTTAGTATCTGTAAATATTTGATTAACTATGTAACGCTGGGTTAAATAACTAATCATTTCACTTTGTGCGGATTGCTCCACATCTAGCTTAGTTTGTTGGTTAGATTCGATTATTTGTTCAAGGTTTGAATCCTGAATAACACGTAAATAATCATTATCTCTTAAAAGTCTAGCCATTGTACAAAAATATAAACAAATTAGCGGTAGATAATAGTATTGTTACTAATATTTTTAATAATTCTTTCATTCCAAACTACTTCTTGCTTTAAAAAGTCAATTATTTCATAAATATCGCATTTACCATTTATTTCTAATAAATGTTTTACAGCATCTTCTAATGTATTAAATGATGCTATGTGATCATTCCAACCGCCTTTAGCTTCATGGTCATAATATCCAAATAATATAAATCTATTTTCCATAATTTTCTAAATCTAATTTAACCTTATTCTCTTTAATTTTATGAACTTCAGCATTAAGCATGGCTAGTTCTAGTTTGTGCATATCCTGAACATAGGTAATAAAGTTGTATTTTAACTCTTTAATTCGTGTTTTACGAGTAATTATAAACGTATCGCTATGAATAAGACTGTTCGTTTCAATATCTTCAATAAAGAAAGTTATTGTATTGTGTCCATCTATTAGTTCTTTGTGTGATTTTACTTTCATTATAACCTATGTTTTACGTTTATTGGTGCTACTCCTATTTTTCTTGCATATTGAGTAATATCTCCTTTTTGATACATTTGATATTCGTTCTTAAATGCCTGGCAAAGTAAATAATCTGTTAAATCGCTAATATGTCCAAATGGTTGATATGATACACCACTTTTAGCATCTTTAACTTTTGTTTTATCCTTAGTTCCATCTGCTGCTTCTTTAGTATTAGTAAAGTCTTGCACGGCTTCTTTTAACTCAGGATTAATAATAAACTCAATATCTCCAAAATTACTAAATAATATTGTATTAAAAAAATTACCACGCATAACAACTGAAGGGTTTGATTTTCCAACTCTCATTATTGGTTTATACTGCATTAATTCATTTTGGATAAGTTTAAAGAAATTATGTCCTTTTTCCTGCTTAACATCTTCCTTTTGACTTGTTGCATCTCCATAAATAAATAAACCGCTTTCATGGTGTGGATATTTACGTTTAAATTCATTGCAAACATCTTTAATAGTATTTCTAGGATTAATACCTAAAATAGTGTCAATTAGCCTTATTTGTTTATTAGATATTTGGAATATACCACATGGTAGGTATGGATTAACGTTTTCATCCCAGCTAATATGAAGCGGCAAAGTAGGTTCATAATGGCATGGTTTAACGTGTTTATCTAAACTAAAGTATTTATAAAATTCAGCTCCAGTACGTTCTTGTAAATCCCAATTTCCTTCAACAAACACTTCGTATTCATATCTAGGCATTGATTTAAGAGATTCTAAATAATCAGTAGGTATAAATGGATTATCTGTAATCTTAGAAGGAATATAAAGCCAGTTAGGAGGCAAAGTACTGTTTTTCCACTTATTGTAAATTAACTCTTTAACCCAATTATTAGCAGGGTTACAAGTTGCTAAAATTATTGGTTTAGGTTGCTTTTCAATAATTTGTGATCCTGCACGTTCAATACACTTGTAAAAAGTCTTTTGTTGCAGCTCGTTTACTTCTTCTAATAGAAAGCCGTTACATTCTAACCCTTTAAAACGATTCAAATCCTTATCATCTGCATAGTTTTCTCCTAAGAATATAATTTGGCTATCATTCTGTAAAGTAACCGTTTGTGTGTCTTGATTGTACTTTTTAACAAATGATGTAGGGCAAATTTTAGTAAATGAAGGTATTGTATTAAGTTTAAGTGTTTGTAATGTAGAACGTACCACACACCACTTACTTTTAGGATACATCTTACAAAGTAGTAATAAAGCTCCTAATCCCGCAAAAGTTTTTCCACCTCGTATCTTTTACCCCTTAATATTTCTACTAAGGGGTTAACGAATAGCCCCCCCGTACATGATGAAATTGTATTTATTAGAGAAAATAGCCTCTAAAAATTCATCTTGTTTGGGAAAGCTTTCAAATAGTATTTGTTTATTTGACATCTTTTAATATATTTCTTCTAAATATTCCTCTATCAACATTGTATTTTTTCGCTAAACTTCTTTTTGAAGCTCCATTTTTAAATTCTTCAAATATAGACAATATAATATATTTTACCTACAAATGTAAATTATAACACATATTGTTTAAAGTTTAATTTCAACACCGCCAATTTTAAATACTTGTTCAAGTGTTTCAGTTTCAGTAACTACACCTATTAACTGTTTAGGTTTACCATATCGGTATTCATAAAATAGTTTTAAGTGGTAAAATGATCCAGCTTTTACACCCTTTTCAAGTTCCTTAAAAGCAACATCATCCAATGGAGTTAATGCTTCTATTAGCTTTATCTCATCAGATTTAGGCTTTCTTCCAGCCCCTTCTCTTGCACCGCCTTGTTTAGCCATGATAAAATTTGATTATTCAAAACTACTACAAAAATATCACATATCAAAATTTATCTATAATTTTAAAAGTTAATATCTCCGTTAAATTGTTTTATAATATTGTTTAGCACATTCAAAAGCTATTTCTAATAAACCAGCATTAGTAAAATTATTTGGAGTATTAATTTTAACCTCAATTTGTTTTTTATCATAAATATATCTTTCAACTACATCTATCATAAGTTTAGGACTGTTAGTATTTGAGTTTACTATATCCTTTGCATGTTGTATTGTTATCATATTATTTATTAAAATGGTTCGTTTTCATTATTAATTATCAAATCATTCTGGTTTAGGAAGTCATCATTCTGTTCAAGTGGCTTGGGTGTTTCATAAGTTAGCCAGTTATCATTGTTTGGGGTGAGGGGTTGGGATAAATAATACCTTTAGTATCCTGAGTGCAAAATGCACGTTTACCCATATTATTTAACTGGTCTATCCTAAACTTTTGAAGTTCTTTAAGTGTATCATTTTTTTCTTTACATTCAATCCATACATCTAATTCACCCAACTTCATAGCTAATAAGTCAGGATAACCACTATCAGAAAGTCTAACTATTTTTAAAACAGTATAACCTTTTTGTTCAAATTCCTTTTTTATTTTAGTTTGATAAGTTGACATAATCTTTTTTAAATACGTTTAATGTGTAGTTTTTTTTATTTGATACTGCTTTGTATATTTTATCTTCTATTCCATTTTCTGCAAATATCCAAAAAATTTCGTTATTTAACCTATCCATTGTAGTTAATCTATCTCTTGACTGCCAGTAAGATAATGCTGAAAAGTCAATATTATAGTAAACTAAATATTTAGCCATACTTAAAGATATACCCTCACGTCCTGAAACTATTTGAAGAGCAATGGATTTATCTGTACTATTAAACTCTTCTAAATCAGTTGTTAAATTATCCTTATAAACTTCTTTTAAAGTGTCTAATTCTGCTGTAAATTTATAGAAAATAGCTATCTTATCCTTAAACTTATCTTTAATAAATAAAGCCTTTGAATTGTCAATAGTCATAGTTTTACCACTTTCAAATTTAACAGTACCACTATAAAGTTGATGAGTTTTAGACATAAGTTTTACAGATGTATCTGCTAATAATAACTCTTCTTTACCTTGTATCACTTTATCTTTAGCTAATCTTTTTATTAATGAATAACTATAATCTGACATCTTAACCCTTAATATATTCTCTTTTACTTCGCTAGTAAATCCAGCTTCTTTTTGAGTATAAGTAATAAAATAATTATCAATTATAGGTTTAATTTTATCATAGTTGCAATCAGAATAATCATTTATTTTAGCATAACCAAAATGTTTTTGTTTAACATTAACAAACACTTGAGCGAACTTATAAAAGTTAGTCCATGCTTTAAACGGACTATAATTACTAATCCAAAACTGATGATAGATTTGCGAATAACTTTCAGGATGCGGTGTTCCTGACAAAAAAATCATAGGTAAATTAGAGTAATGTTGTTTAATTAGTTTAGTTACTTTATTAGGTTTTGGATAAGTTCCGCATCTATGATGCTCATCACTAATAATTAGATCAAAATTACCATATGTTAAATGTAAAGATTCATTATTAATAATGGTTATATCAAAAGTATATCCAAAGTCTTTATAGTCATTTTGTATTGACTTGATAGCTTTTTTCTTAGTTAAGAATAAAACGTTTTTAGCATTGTAAAGTTTAGCAGTTTCTAAAGATGTAACCGTTTTACCAGTTCTCACTTCCATGGATAAGTAAACTAGGTTATTATTAGTTAATATCTCAACTGCTTTTAAACTATTTTCTATTTGATAATCTCTAAGTTGTTTCATTTTTTTCGATATCTTTAATAAAATTGTAAATCATTTGCCTAGATACTCCTAATAAATCCGCAACTTCTTTTTTATTCAATTTAGGATTTTCAGCATATAAAGCGTTAAATTTATCTCTAGTAGTTTTATCTTTATTTTGGTAAAGATTTTTCTTTATATCTGAAACCTCAACTGTATTAACTTTAATTTTCTTTGCCATGGCAATAAAGTACTTAGATAACTTTTCAGCTTTTAAAACACTTTTTTTTGTAATAGTTGTTACATCATTATTATCAGAATAAAAACAGTCTATTGTATTTAATATCAATGCAAATCTAGGAATATAAGATTTTTGTTTAGGCAACATAGACTTCATATACTCATTTTCATCATCTGAATTTTGAATATTTGTAATGTCATTAAAAACTCTTATCCATTCAGTTTTAGCCTCACTTGAAAAATCTGATATAATAGGCTCTATTTCCATTTCGATATTTCTTTTTAAAATATCTTTTTTAATAGCATCATAGAAATTAATAACACTTGATGAGTACCACTCTAATATTTCTTTTGAAATCTCTTTATCGTTATAACTTTCTATTTCTAATTCAGGAAACGCTAAAAGCATACGGTCAATAAATCCATTATCTTTATTCTCATCTGTATAAAATGTAGTTAATATACTAGGTT